ACTAATGGTAGCTTTAGCGGCAGAACTTCAGATGTCTATTACATCCACAAGTTGCGTGCAGCTACATGCCCCCCAGAGTTCAGAGCAGATTCAGGTTTCTTCAAACCTTATCCCTCACTCCGGAGCCATTCAGTAGAGTTAAATACTGAGGGCAAACCTGTTGTCGTATCTTGTGGACCTATATCGGTCGCACAGGATACCTCAACAGTGTCTCAAGTACTTTTTGTACCTAAAGACTCCCGTGGTCCACGAACTATTGTTCGCGAGCCTATGGGTCGCCTCTCAGCTCAAATGAGTTTCCATGTTTGGTTACGCGATAATTTGACACGTGTGTCTAATCATCGTGTAAACTTTGTCGATCAGCAAGTCAATCGTGATCTTGCGCGTTCGTCGTCAATTTCAAAAATGTACTCCACACTTGATCTCAAGTCGGCTTCTGACAGAGTATCTTTGCTTGTAATAAAACATATTACACGCAATTCACCTGCTTTTGCTTATTTTATTAAGCATCGCACAAGTGAATGTATTTTACCATCTGGAAAAATACACACTCTCAAGAAACTTGCTGGGATGGGGTCTGGATTAACATTTCCGACGATGTCGTTATTGATATACTTAGCTGGCTGCCGTGCTATTGCTGACCAATGCGTTTCCTATAAGGACGCCATGAAAATGGTTTACGTATATGGTGACGATATTATCGTCCCGCGTAGATACCATTCTCATGTAATCGACTTTTTGGGTCGAGTTGGTCTAAAAGTAAACACGGAAAAATCTTTCACACGCTCTTTCTTTCGAGAAAGTTGTGGTGGAGATTACTACGCTGGCCAAGATGTCGGCCCTCTTAGACTTAAGCTCTCAAATTGCATGAACGCCCTGAAAGGATCATTATTGACCGTTTCGGGTTCCAGTGCTTTGTTGCAACTGGAAAGGCACGCACGTGAGTGCGTTAATCATGGCTTTTTGAACTTAGCAGAGCTGTACTACACTCATATTGAGCGTAAATTCGGCCCTTTGCCAAAAGTCGGAGGGAACTCACCTATCCTAGGGCGCTACACATTAAATTATGCTGCGCCAGAAGATTGTGATGAGTTCGGTAATGTCAAAACTAAAAAATTTTTAGTTCCATTACCGGTAAAAACGAACGTAGAAGGTGTACGTTGCCCATATAAATTTCTTGGATCGAAGCTTAACTCAGGTGAGATTAGCGACGACCCTTTGAAGTTTTTGGATTACGTAACAGGATCCACGTATGAGGAGATAGCGATACCTCGCGAACAAACCTATGGTCGGAGACAAATGAGTCTTTTAGATACGGTTGTTTGCTAAATCTTCGCAGAATGTTTTCGGTGAAAACCCGGTTCGTCTTAGACGAGTGAGCTTAGG